GACACACCGAGCAATCTTTCTGCCGCTGTGTTGGTGTGCCACACCTTACGCAAGTATGGAAAGTTGGTGAAGGTGGATTGTATTGTTCCAAGTACAGTTGCAAGACGGACTTTTCTTGTAAGGTCTTCCAAACTATCCGTAGCCCTGATGACAACCTCTGTAAGATTACAGAATTGGTTAGGGCGTAAAATAATCTCTGAACACGGGTTGGTTCCAAACTCATAGCAAGTTTCTCGTCTTCCATTTTTTGCTGCTTGTTTAATCGAAGCTTCTCTATTAAATATACCACGCTCCCCGCTCCCACTCTCCATTAGGGCTGTCCACTCCCGCATGAATGCCATGCTGTCAGGCTTCTCTGAGTAAGACACAGAGTTGTTAGCCAAGGCTCTATGTCCTGCATTCTCCCACCAGTTGCCTGACTTGGCGTGGCGCATACGGTCATCTGACAAGTTAGACAGGCTGATCATAGCACTACGGCGAACACCACCCACCACTACTACTTCACCAATCTTACACATAAGATCATGACACTCTAGGCTAGATAGCTTACGCCCTTGTGCGCCACGAAACGTAGTAGTAGCAAAGTTAAACAAATCAACCAAAGGAGCAGGACCACTAGCCCGACCACCAAACGTTTTAAGCCTTGCACCTGCAGGGCGAACTCTGCTAATATCCCACTTAGGAATTTCACCAGCCCACAGGAGTGCCAACACTTGTCTCAACCCTTTAGCCCATCCTTCCTTGCTGTCCTTGATGACAACAGTAGTTTCGCTTTGGAAAAGAGTAGGAACATCAGGGAGTTTAGCGATGAACTGACGCTCAACACTGAAACCAACCCCCGTACCGCAAAGCAAGATGAACATAGCCTCATCGAAAGACTTAGGGTCATCTACGGGTAGGTAGCTACAATTATACATACAGGTATTATCACGGTCAGCAGCTTTACCTGCAGTCATAAGTGATCTCATACTAGGCATAACCTCAAGGCTAAGGATAGCACTACGTATTTCATCTAGGTCAACAGGCTTGAGCCATGTCTTAGCAATGTTGTGCAGGTAACGCTCTACAGTCTCACCCCATGTTTCACGGCGTCCCTCGCCTTCAAGCCAACGTGCATAGCGGCTGGTTGCAATGAAGGTCTGGTAGTCACTGGGTAGGTAATTGTTATTCATCTTTTACTCTCCTTGGGGAACGTGAAGATTTCTTTACGTCCTCTTTCTCCTATGTGTGCTTCCAGTATTACTTGAGCCTTGTGTATCATAGCACAAGCTAACATAAGGGTTTCTTCTCTGGTATCACACATCATTATTTGTTGTTCTATTGGTTTAAGCAGTTCAACCATTCTGCTCTGTATCTTAGACAAGATTAGACAGGTCAGGCTTCCAGTAGTTTGACCCCTTTAACACTTTGCCATCAGGCCGCTTGATTGGCTTGCCTTGTGGCCCTAGCTTAGACATATTAGATGCGTGTACCCTGCGTACAGCTTCATCTAAGTCCCACCCGTAGGTAGCTGCATAGCCATACGTAACGTACACCAAGTCAGCTAACTCTTTAAGTAACTCTATTGGGCCATCTGCATCACGTACTTCACTGTACTCCTCTTTGAGTAGCAGCCAACGCAGCCCTTCTAGCTTTCTACTGTAGCCATACTTCTCATCAAGAGGGTGATCCATTGCTACTGCAAACTCTTTTACCATATCTAGTGGACTACGAGTGTGGTCTGTAACAGCTTCTCTGTCGTACTCAGCGAAGTCATCTATCTCTTGCTGTGTAATCATCCCTGATCCTTTACGTTTATGTTAAATATTTCTACATCATCTATATCATAGATAATACGAGACATCAAGTCTTTTATATCTTCTTCATAGTACATAGGGTGAGAAGACAATATGTTGTTTGACTTGTCAACTTGTAAGACAAAGGTAACACTAAACTTCTCAGTCTTCATTGCGCTCAACCTCCTGTATCAATCTATCTAAGTACCAACGTGCTTTCTTCAAGTCCTCTACGCCATTCTTGTAAGGCCACCTCCACATATACTTGAATGAGTTCTGCCAACAGTATGCCTCATGGGGTGATACATCTGCACCCTCTGACATAGCTTTCATAGCATCTATACACTCAATGTTAGCTGTGTTGTAGTGGGGTGGCTTATCTACCATGTCTACCTCAAAGGGCATGATTGTTTCTTTCCATTTAGCCATACTAGCAGTTACCCTTAGTTTTAGTAAAAGCACTGAGTGTAAGTACATTACCCTCTGCTGTATAGGAAGCTTCTGGGGTATCGTCACTAGGTACTTGGTTCTCTTCTAGTAGACGCTCTACCTTCTCTTCTAGTGCAAACTTGAGGTCTTCATAGATTTCATCATCGTCATCATTAAGCAACTCAAACAAGCCAATCATAGCTAGACCTACACCCATAGCATCTGATAACTGATCGTCAGTCAATTCGTGATCATCACTCTTGCAGATACAAGTACCAATGCGCCCATCACCCATAGGCTTGATTAGTATTGCAATCTCATCATCGTCTAGTGAATACGGCATCAAGTCTTCCTTTTTGTTTTAAGTGGTATCTTAGTCTGTGTAACATACTTTCCCGGCTCTGTCAACCACTCTTGAGGTATTAGTCTATGTGAGTACAAGAAGTCGTTTTTCTCACACCAATCACAGTACCTACTCTTAGCACCCTTGTAGAGTTTAGCCCTAGCGTTACTGAATACAAAGCGTATGTCTAACTCAGGGTGCTGCCTTCTTACTTCCACATGCTTGCGCCTGTCCTCACTGTCAAAGATACCCTTGGTCTCAATAAAGATACCGTTGTCCAACTGAAAGTCAGGCGTGTAAGTACGATAACGTAAGTCCTCCCACTCTATTTTAAGTAACTCGTATCTAACCTTTTTCTGGCACTCAGACAAAACAAGAGCAGTCTGTTTTTCAAGACCACTCCTGTACTTGGCTTTAAGGTGTAACCTCTTAGGTTTAGGCATCTTCTTCAGAGACAGTCTCGTCTTCTAGTGCCTGTTTAAGTTTGTCTACTAAAAGAACCCCCATGTTAGACACACTAGCTAATTGAAACTCTAGCTGTCGCTTCATTGTTGCGCTATATTGTATCTCTGCTAACAAAGAAATCTGTGTTTCGTTAAAGTCTTCTGAGTCGTATTCAATATCGTTTAGTGTTACTTTAGCCATTTGCATTTGCCTCTTTCAGTTTAGTATAATGCACCGTAGGTGGTGTTAGTTTGCCTTGGTAAGTCTTAGAAGGTAGCTCTTGATAGTCAGGCCAACAAGCTTTCTTGAATGAGCAGAAGCTACACTCTCTGCATAGCGTTCTGTTACCTGATTCTTTCTTGCGATAGGTCTCAGGTATGTCTGTGTACTGACGCTCAAGTGGCTCATCGTTATCTAGGTAGTCATACGTTTCACGCATCTTATCTAAGACAGCCTCAACGTCTACGTGCTTGGCTGAAACGTACTTGTGATGACCATTAGCCTTGTTGACTACCCACCATCCCCCAACCTTCTTACCTGCTGCTGTAGCGTAGCCTACAAGCTGTGCTACATAGCCAAAAGGGTCACTAGCCTGTAGTGTCTCAAGGTCAACAAACTTCTTAGTGTAGGAGTAATCAGATGCACTCTTAACATCGTCTACCCTGCCAGCCATCACCAAGTCATACTCACCCTTGATTGGGCGTCTACCTCCCCCTAAGTCTAACGACACGTACTCATTGTCTTGGAACTCTACACCAGCAGTGCGTAGGATACCTTTGAATACTGCCTCAACTATATCGCCTAGCATCATGTTCATCATGAACTGCTCTGGCATTGGTTCTTTTTCTTCTGGCATGTTCTTTTCAAACCAGAGTTGACACTTAGCGCGTCCTATGTTGGACATTCTAAGCCTGAACGCATCCCGTGGCCCACCGTTGAATTGCTTGTTTAGTCCTGCCGATACGTCAGAAGCAACGTTCTCAATTATTGCTTCTGACATTTCTGCTTGGCCTAAAGTAGCATCACGCATGAGTATCTTAATGGGTAGTTCAGCAGCGTGTGCAAAGTCCATCCTAGAAAGGAATCTCTTCTACTTGCACGATAGCGTCAAGTGTAGCTGGGTCTATAGCCACATCAGGCTTACGCAAAGACTTCCACTTACTAAGTACATACTCATTACCGTAGTCAATGTAATCAACGAAAGCCTGTACTGTAGCGTGATCTTCTGGAACCATCTTAGCCTTAGTACCCAAGTTAGCAACCATAGTAGCGTACTTGTTACCTGTAGGCAGGGTCTCCTTATTGGCAGCAAGTGTTATCGTATGCTCAATAGGCAACAGCTTCTTAGATACAATATCTTTAAGTACTGCATCCAAGGAACGCTTACTGTCAGCATTCTTTACGTCCATCGTAAAGTCAATCTCTGAGTCGTAACCTTTTACAGCTACACCATTCTCATCAGTAACTTTACCTAGCTTAACCTTGCCAAACAAAACCTTAGTGTTCTTAACGCTACGGATAACAGCTTTAGTGTCTTCATCAACAGCATCCCAATCCTTGATGTATGCACTAGGCCGACCAAGGTTGAACGTACCTTTGGTGTCTTTAAGATCACCCTTTAGTACAGTAGCCATGACAGTCTTGTTCATAGCGTTGTTGTCGCTATCCCATTGAGTCCACTGCTGACGCTGTGCAAACAAACGGATGGTAGCACTACGGCTATATACAGTCGTACCCTCTGAGTCAGTAAGCTTGTAAGCACCCAAGGGTACTACTACCTTCTCTTCTAGTTCACCGTCTTCATCTACTTGCTCCTTCATGATGGGAGCCTGTACCTGTGCTAGTCGTGCAAGGTTAGGGCCACTGGAAGAACCCATAGACATATCAGCATCTGCACTGAAACCCATAGCTGCAGCAAGGTCTGCACTTGCCATTGTAGTAGATAACTCATTGCTCATTATATATCCTTTCTGAGCTTACATTTGAACCGCAGTTATATCATATCACATCTTTAGTGTCAAGCCAATTAGGTCCAATCTTGGCTTCTAAAAGTAGTGGTACGTTCATCTTTACGCCATAGTATTTATCAATGATATCATTAAGACAGTTGTTAACATCGTTAATGACATTGATTACCTCCTTTTGTTCATCAGGGTGTATGTCAATGACCGCTGAGTCATGGACACTATTAACTATGCAAGAGCGCATGTTCTTTAGTCTCTTGTCAATCTCAAGCAATACAACAGGTACAACATCACCAGTAGCAAACCCTTGGACAGGGTAGTTCTTGATCCTAGTAAAGTTAGTAGGTGTATTGTTTTCCCT